GGGGGAATAAAGAGGGGGAAAATGTCTGAACTAAAAGAAGAACATTTTGAAGTCATTGATAGCAATAAAGCTAAAGTTTACCAAGATCAAAAAGCTATGAGAGAGGATTCTTTACAATTTGTGGGTTCTTGCTCAATTTTTGATTTGCAAGAGGTATATAAATTAATAAAAAGGTTAAAGGAGAGAAAATGAAAAAATCAAAACAACAATTATCAATTGATAAATACCAAAAAAGATTTAATAATTTTATGATTAAATTAAATAAAGATATTAATAATGATCCCAATTTAACAAAGGAAACAAAAAAAATGAATGTTTTTGCAGGAATTTGTATAAT